ATCGCTTATGACAATGCTCAAGAAGCTTGGACAGCTCGCTACACACACGAAACTATCGCTTTAGGCTTCAGCTTGACTGAAGAAGCAGTAGAAGATAACTTGTATGACACTTTATCTGCTCGCTACACTAAAGCATTAGCTCGTGGTATGGCTTACACAAAACAAGTTAAAGCAGCTAACGTATTGAACAACGGTTTCAACACCAGCGGTTCATACAACGGCGGCGACGGTGTGCCACTATTCAGTGCATCTCACCCACTTGTTACTGGCGGTACAAACAGCAACATTCCAACCACTCCAGCAGACTTGAACGAAACTTCATTGGAAAATGCAGTTATTCAAATCGCCGCTTGGACTGACGAACGTGGCCTATTGATCGCTGCTAAACCTCGTAAATTGGTTGTTCCACCAGCATTGCAATTCGTTGCAACTCGCTTGTTGGAAACTGAACTACGTACTGGCACTGCTGACAATGACATCAACGCATTGAAAAACAACGGTTCAATCCCAGAAGGTTACGCAATTAACCACTTCTTGACTGACTCAAATGCTTGGTTCTTGACAACAGACGTACCTAACGGTATGAAACACTTTGTACGTACTCCATTAGCAACATCAATGGATGGCGACTTCGACACTGGTAACGTTCGTTATAAAGCACGTGAGCGTTATTCATTCGGTTGGTCTGATCCATTAGGTATGTACGGTTCAGCTGGCGCGTAATAAACGCTAGGTAAGATAAGAGGGCTACTGGGGATTCTCGGTGGCCCTTTTTATATCGGAGAAGATGCTCTAATGGTAGGGCAGCGGACTGTAAATCCGTGGCTTCGGCAAGTAGGTTCGATTCCTACCTTCTCCACCAAATTCATGATATTACGTATTGTAACGTGTATAAAAAAGAACATAATTCGTACATATACACACGATGTGTATAAAAAACAGGAGAATTTGAACATGTGGACCTCACCATCAGCAACAGAAATGCGTTTCGGTTTTGAAGTAACTATGTACGTAATGAACAAATAGTCTAAACATTTGTTTAAACATAGGCGGTTAAGCCGACATTAGAGGATGTAGTAAGTAACGAGTTTTTCGGCTTTCTGCGTTACATGTAACAACTACCAAATCTACGCCTACCTTTCTGTAATTAGGCCTTCTTTTAATTTACGTTCTTCGTGATGGTGTTTGCGGTGACAATTAGCGCATAGCACTATGCATTTGGCTTCTATTTCTTCGCGGGCTATCTTATAAGCTCCGTTCTGAACTAATTCACTTATCTTTCTATTGGCGGGATCGGGTACTACGTGGTGGAAGTCTAATGCTGCCGGGTGGTTTTCACCGCAGTTTGCACACGCTAACGTGGCTTTATAGTTTTCCCATTGGATTCTTTTCTTTATCTTACCTAACCTAATTCGTTCTATCTGAGCTGGCTTATTACTGTCGTAGTGCTTCTTAGAATATAGCTTTGCTTTTGCCTTGCGAACTTCTAGGTCTTTGTAGGGCATAAATACTCCACGAATCTGTTGACACCAAAACAATAACATAGTATAAAGACTGTATCAACCGGGAATATTAAATCCGGCCCATTAGACTGCCCCGGCGGACGCATACAAGACTAATGAGCTTACTTTGTATGGAGAAATTCAAATGGCAAGAACTACTTTTTCAGGCCCAGTGCGGGCTGGTTATCGCGGCGGAGACGCAAGCGCACAACAACCTTTAACACCTACCACTATTAATACTGGTAATGTAATTCCAGCCGATTCTGGTACGGCAACTTCTGGCTTCTATTCTCGTGTAATGCCAACTACAGGTTTTGGTTCAAGCGATTACGCAACTCCTGGCGAAGCTTTTTCTATATTTGGACGTGTTCAGTGTGGCGCTCCTTTCTCTGTAGCTCCTTCTACTACTTTCAACCACATGGCTGGCACAGTAGGTGAGTTTGCAGTTATTGGTACTTATGCTAACTTTGGTCTAATGGCTGGTGTAATGGGTATTATTAATACAAATACTCTGTCAGGCGATGCTGCTGTTATGGCGTTTATGGATGGCGATTCTGGTGTAACTACTTGCCGTTCAGCGTTTGGTGTTGCGATGGCTCAAACTACTGCTGGTTCTGGTTTTGACTATGGTATTGACTTAAAGATGCAAGACCCCGTTCTTGATGCTGGTGGTCCTTCTGGCGTTATTCCTTACAAAACAGCTGAAATTCGTTTGGCTAATGACGGTGCTGCGGCTCCTGTTGTTATTAAAGTAGGTAACTTTACAGACGGTGCGGCATCAGGTGTAGGTAAAGGTTCATTAGGTATTGACTCTACTGACGGTTTGTTATTTATCTCCGATAACTCAGGTAATTGGCAACAAGTAACTGTTTAATGCTAAATCACAGAGACCCAGAGGTTCAACTTATGCTTGGACTTCTAGAAGGACAAAGAGATTATGCTATGGGTACAGCAGCTACACTAGCTAAAGAAAATGCAGAGTTAAAAGCCCGCATTGTTGAGCTAGAAGCTGCACCCCAGACAATCTAAGGAGATTAATTATGGGTATGCAAACCGATGTAAAAGCAACGCATCTTACGGCTGACGGAGTAATATCAGCTAATCCAGCTCGTTTAAAAGCTATTTCATATCGTGGCAACGGTACTGATGGAAACGTGTCAATTAAAAATGGTGGCGCATCAGGAACTACATTATTAGAACTTGATGTAGGTACGAGTGATTCATTTACTATTTATGTATTAATACCTGGCGAAGGCATTCGTTTTGATACTAATATTTATGCCGACCTAACTAACGTTTCTGCAATCACAGCATTCTACGGCTAAGGCGACATATGAGTATAGAACGCGAACTAGCAGTACATGGAACTGAGATTAAACATCTACAAGCTGATATGGATAGACTTGTCGCCGATATGGACGATATTAAAAAGACGCTTAATGACATTAACACAACCCTTGCGGAAGCTCGCGGTGGCTGGAAAGTCTTGATGATGGTTGGTGGTGCCGGCGGTGCGTTAGGCGCTCTTGTCACTCAGTTCGCACATAAAATATTTGGATAAAACTATGCCAAGTACATCTAAAAAACAGCATAATCTTATGGCCGCAGCAGCTCACAATCCCGCCTTTGCTAAGAAGGTGGGTATTCCTACTAAAGTAGCAAAAGAGTTTAACGCAGCGGACAAAGGTAAGACCTTTAAAAAAGGCGGCGTGTCACTAGCCGTTGGTCGTGGTGAGAAGTTACCCGTATCGCAAGGTGCTGGACTTACTGCCAAAGGCCGCGCAAAATACAATGCAGCAACGGGGTCTAACTTAAAAGCTCCTCAGCCAGAAGGTGGTCCTCGTAAGAAATCGTTTTGTGCCCGTATGTCAGGTATGCCAGGCCCAATGAAAGACGAGAATGGCAAACCTACTCGTAAAGCAGCGTCATTAAAACGTTGGAAATGTTAAAGGAACTAATATGGCTGACAATAAAGCAAAACCAGTGAACGTAAAACCAGTAAAATCTGAAGCAACTGACGAAGATTATATGCCTCCTGATATTAAGGATAAGCTACAAGACATGAAGAACAAAAAAGCTGCTGAGAAGTATGAAGCAACTAAATCATACAAAAAAGGTGGCGATGTAAAATCTGATATGTCGCAAGACAAAAAGATGGTTAAGAAAGCAGTAAAGATGCATGATGACCAACTACACGGCGGCAAAAAGACTAACCTTAAAGCACTAAAAAGCGGCGGCTGTACTAAAATGGCTCGTGGCGGCGGTATTGAAGTTCGCGGTAAAACCCGCGGAAAGATGTGTTAACTATGGCTACCTATGCTCAAGACGTTCCTGCTGACTTAAATGAAACGTTAGCAAACATTAAAAAATTAGATTCAATAAAACAAGACTTTATTAAAAAAAATATTAATTCTAAAAACGCTCAAAATAAAGCATTAGCTGAATCATTTAAAAAACAGCTAGATAATGATACCTCAGTAATGTTAGAGACTTCGGAAGATACTGGAAAACGAATTAATAAAGAAGGTAAAGTATACGGGCCAAAAATGAAAAAAGAAGATTCAGGCTTGTATGTAAAAGAAGTACCTGAAAAAATGAAAAAAGGCGGTTCAATAAGTTCAGCATCTAAACGTGCTGATGGTTGCGCAATGCGCGGAAAGACAAGGGCATAATATGAAAGACTACGACGTATGGGAAAAGTATCTAGCTGGCAAAGCCGCTGATAAAAAAGCGAAAGAGG